AAGTCTTCACTGACTACCATTCTGGATAATCCCCATTACGTCGGAGATACCGTTCTCGGACGGACGCTGAACGCCATCTACAAGGGCGTCAAGAATCAGCATATCGACCGCGAGGAATGGATTGTTTTTCCTAATACTCACGAGGCGATTATCTCCCGTGAGGACTTCCAGAAGGTACGAGAAATGCGGAACGCTGCTGCAAGGACAAGGGTTGAAAAGATGGAACGCACGGAAGAAATCCGTGCTACACTGATCAATCTCTTTGAAGACAAAATCGTCTGCGCAGACTGCGGCAGGAAGCTCTATTTCCATCGCAAGCGTGTTGACAAGCGTAAGGACGGCGCATGGTACGCCTTCTATGAGTGCAGCTCATCCGTCAAGCGCGGCAATCTCTGTACGCCGCACTATACGCGGCAGGACAAACTCGAAGCAGATGTGCTTGCGGCGATCCAGCTTCAAGTCAAGGCGGCTCTCAATTACGACAAGCTGCTTGCCAAGCTGAGAAACAGCGAAGGCGAACGCAGCATCCGCGATCAGCAGAATGCGCTCATCACAAGCCTGAATCTGAAACTCAGCGGCATCTCCAAGAAGCGTACCCGGCTCTATGAGGACTTCACGGAAGGCATTCTCGATGAAGAGGAATACGCCTTTGCCAAGAAAGCCTACGATGAGCAGTATGTCGATCTTTCACGGCGGTTGGATGAAGCGGTTCAGCGGAAGGTAAAGTTTGCCGAGGCAATGTCCGAGGACAACAAGTGGCTAACGCTGATGAAATCCGTCAGCGGTGCAACGATGCTCTCTCAGGAGTTGGTTGACGAGTCCGTAGAGCTTGTGAAAGTCCATGAGGACGGCTCAATCGAGCTGGTCATGAAATACGGCGATATTTACGCTCTGACCGTTCAGAGTATCAAGGAAGTACAGGAGGCGATGTAAATGAGCAAGGAATACAACATCGGCATCTACATCCGCCTCTCAATGGCTGATGAAGATACTGGCTATGGCAGCAAGGCGGAAAGTGACAGCATCGGCAACCAACGTATGCTCATCAACCGCTTTCTTGACAATCATCCGGAGCTGTCTCGCTGTCAGCGGTCTGAGTTTGCGGATGACGGTTATACCGGCACGAACTTTCACCGTCCTCAATTCACGCAGATGATGGAGAAGGTCAAGCGCGGCGAAATCGATCTGATCTGCGTCAAAGACTTTTCCCGCTTTTCTCGTGACTACATTGAAACGGGAAACTATCTGGAATGCACTTTCCCATTCATGGGCGTCCGCTTTATCTCTATCAATGATGGCTATGACAGCGACGATTACAAAGGCACAACGGGCGGTCTGGAAGTGGTTATGCGCAGCATCATCTATGCGGCATACAGCAAAGACCTCTCCGTAAAGACCACATCGGCAAAAATCCAGATGATGAAGCAAGGCAAGTATGTCGGTGGCTACGCTCCATACGGCTACGTCCTGCATCCAACCATTCGGAACAAACTTGCCGTAGACCCGGAGGCGGCTGATGTGATCCGTCGTATTTTCCGCGAGGCGCTGGAAGGCAGCAACACCTCTCAGATTGCCCGCAGCCTGAATGATGACGGCATCCCGACGCCGGGGCAATACTTCAAGGGCAAGCATCCCGACAAGAAGAAGTTCAGTAACATGAGCGAGAAAATCAGTTGGGAAACCGTGATGGTCTACAACATCCTCAAAAACCTTGTTTACACCGGAACACTGGTCAGCCGCAAAATGAAGTCCTGCGGTGTCGGCTCAAAAAAGCGTGTTGTCAATGAGCCGATTATCGTAGAAGGAACGCATGAAGCTATTATCAGCAAGGAAGACTTTGAGCTTGCTCAGAAGGTCATTCGAGGCGGAGGTCGGAATCCCACGCGCAAGCAGCATGACTATCCGCTCAAGGGACTCGTCCGCTGCGGTAACTGTAAACGTGCTATGACACGCCGAAAGAACAAGGCTGGCATTCGATACTTCCAGTGCATTCACTCGGTCAACAACGGAAACACAGACTGTCCGGTTGGCAGGAGCTTTCCGGAAATGGATATTGAGAAGGTTGTCTTCCATGCCCTTACTCAGTTTCTTGCTTTGGCACAGAAGGAAGCAATACAGAACCGCGAAGTCGGTGATCTGCGGAAATCTGCCATCAAGGAATGTGCTGATAAAATCCGCACTCTGCAAAAGCAGAACGAGCAGAACAAGGCGTCCAAGCTGAGGCTCTACGAGAAGTATGCAGCCGGAAGCATCACGAAGGAGGCGTACATTCAGCAGAAGGCGGCAGCGAATGTGAAGATTGCTGAAAACGATGGAGCAATCCAGCGCAGTCACGAGCGGATGAAGGAGCTTGACTCCGAGACCGCCTGTTCAGATGAAAAGCTGGATGCGGTCTGCGAACAGTACGCCGACTGCAAAGCTCTGACCTATGAGCTGACCCACGCATTCATTTCTGCGGTCTACATTTACGATCTTGACAACATAGAAATCGTCTGGAAGTTCAAGGACTTCCTCACTACATCAGAAGGAGAAGCCAAATGAAAGTATTTCTTTATATCCGCGTTGCCTGTGCGGATCAGCTTGCGGAAGCAGACCAGCGGGAAGAGCTGGAACGCTATGCGAAGGACAAAGGCTATGAGGTGGCTGCTGCTGTGGCGGCAGACGGCATCTCCGGCGTCCATACGGAAGGTATCATGAACTTCCTGCTGAACGAAGCAAAGCGTCAGGACATCGGTACGATCCTCACCCGCGACACCTCGCGAATCAGCCGGGACACTTCCTCTTTCATGAGGTTTGAGCGAAAGTTCCGGGAGAACGGCATCCGGTTCGAGTATCTGTCCAAGCCTGACAACGAGCTTCCGGTCACTCCGATGATGGAGGCGTTTGAAGCGGCGTATAAGAAACGTCGCACAAAGAACGGCAAAAGAGCATAGAGAAAACTCAAGCCGTTCACGGGTGGTTGTCCACCTATGAACGGCTTGTAAATTCTCAAAATTTTTTTAGTCCCTACTTGACACAAGAAGACATGAGCCGCTTAGGACGAAACTATTTGCAGGTCGGCTTTTATACGGAAATCCTATTCCCGCAGAAAAAAGTCCACTTCCTCGCAATCAACAACAGCATCGACAGCAACAAGGCTTCCGACAACGACTTTGCTCCATTCTTGAACATTATGAATGAATGGTATGCCAAGGATACAAGCAACAAAATCCGTTCTGTTTTTGACGCTCGTATGAAAGATGGCAAGCGTTGCAGCGGTTCAATTCCCTACGGGTATAACCGTGTTCCGTCTGATAAGCAAGCGCTTGTCGTTGATCCTGTTGCTGCAGAGGTTGTAAAGCGTATCTTTTTACTTGCCAACGAAGGCAAAAGTACACGAGCAATCGCGGAAAAGCTGACGGAAGAAAAGGTTTTGATTCCATCTGCCTACGCAAAGGAATACCACCCGGAGCAGTACAATGGGCAGAAGTATTCCAATCCCAACCTGTGGGGAATGTCTACGGTTAGGGGCATATTGGAAAGACAAGAGTACCTTGGACACACGGTTTTGCGTAAAACGGTAGGCACTAATTTCAAACTGCATAAGCGAAAAAGCACAGCCCAAGACGAACAGTATTTGTTCCAAAACACACATGAGCCTATCATATCGCAGGAGCTATGGGATAGCGTACATAGGCGCAGAAGGCGTGTGCAGCGGGCTTCGGCTTGGGGCAGTCACACCAACCGATTGAGTGGTTATCTATACTGCGCCGACTGCGGCAGACGGCTGACGCTTCAGACGCATTACAGTAAAAGGGACGGTTCTGTGCAGTATTCCTATCGCTGCGGTGGATGTGCAAGCAGAGTAAATAGCTGCACGGCACATTCTATCAGCGCTGACAATGTTGAAGCCTTGGTATTATCTTCCGTAAAGCGCTTTTCCCGGTTTGTTTTGCAGGACGAGAACGCCTTTGCAGCCGAATTGCAATCGCTGTGGATTGAAAGGCTGAAAACAGAGCCGAAAAATCAGCAATCCGAATTGCAACGCTGCCAGAAACGGTATGACGAGTTGTCTAACCTTGTCCGCGGGCTGTATGAAAATCTGATGTCTGGCTTGCTTTCTGAAAGACAGTACAGGCAGCTTATGAAGCAGTACGATGTCGAGCAGACAGAACTCGAAACCAAAATGGACGCAATCAAAAGCGCTCTCGCGGAGGAAAGAGAAAAATCCGGAGATATTAAGCAGTTTATAGCGCTGATCCGCAAGTGCAAAAATCCTACGGAGATCTCTGACTTAATGTTCTATGAACTCATAGACAAAATCGTGGTTTATGAAGCGGAGGGCGTTAGCCGGGCAAGAACCCAAAAGGTTGATATTTACTTCAACTATGTTGGGCAGGTCAACATCGACTACACGCCGGAGGAAGTTGCCGAGATACAGGCACAGGAAGCACAGACAGCGGCTGAACGGTTGCAAAAGCAGCGCGCAAGGGAGAAAGCCTACCGGGAAAAGCGCAAGACTGAAAGGCTCGCGGCAAACGGTGGCGAGCTTGTAAAAAAGCAGGTTTGCCCCCAATGCGGCAAGATATTTATACCAGCCAGCAGTCACCAAACCTTTTGTTCAGAGGGCTGCTGCCACCAAGCGCGGCTGGATCAGAAGCAAGCCGAACGCGAAGCCGAGCGCGGGCAGCATTATTACCGCCAACGCATTTGCGCGATATGCGGTACCCCCTATTGGCCTGAGAGCAGTCGGTCAAAGTTTTGTTCCGATGCTTGCCGGAAAAAGAACCACAATAAAGTAACCTTGGAAGCCTATCACAAGAAAAGAGTAAAGGAGCAGACGCTATGGAAAAGTACATCACCAGTCAACGCACAGACCTGAAATGGGAACGGCTACGGCTGCAATATCTCCGAAAATGCCGGAGGACGCTGTACACAGAACTGCAGGCTACCGATAAGCTGAACGAACATCTTGGGGAAATCAACGAGCAAGCGGATTCTATGTTTTCCCAACTTGTAAAGCAGCTTGCCGAGCAGCAAGGCATAACGGAAGAACTGAAAGCCGAAAATCAGCTGCTTTGGGTGCAGCAGATGAACAATGTACAGAATGTGGCTTCCGAGATTGTGCTGAATGAGTTAATCTACTGCTGAAAGAATGGCTGGGGTATCAATGTTTTCTCGTTTAAGAAACAACATCGTTGTACTGTGGATTGTACGCCTACTTGCGCTGCCAGTGATTGCGCTGCTGTATGCGGCAGGATTTGTACTTAATCTTCTGTATGGTATCTGCGGTAGTATTGGTATGGTTCTTGCCGGGCTGGGCGGCTTTGCTGCTTTCCTTGAGCTGCTGGATGGCAGCTATGCACAGGCGGCAGCTTCGGCGCTTGTGGCGTTGCTGTTATGCCCATTTGCAGCACCGATGCTGCTATCACTGGCAGGAAGTGCCTTGATTGTCGCTGCATCAGCGTTATTTGCTTGGCTATTCTGAAAACAGAATATGACGATAAACCGCTGTCGGCTGCACAGCGGTTTTTCTTTTTCGGCAAGTATTCAAGAAGTCATTAAGTCGTGAGTATAATCGAAGTGGTAGAAAAGTTACCTATTATATCGGTTGTAACTTTTTTATGAACTCTATTGACAAGAAAACTTGGTATATGTATAATTAAAATATGCAAAGAAAACTTGGCATGGAGGTGTTTTGATGAAAAAGGACGAAATCTTAAATGCA